AACTCCTCTGTTGTGGCTCGGGAAAACTCCTCTGTTGTGGCTCGGGAAAACTCCTCTGTTGTGGCTTGGGAAAACTCCTCTGTTGTGGCTTGGGGAAACTCCTCTGTTGAGGCTTGGGGAAACTCCTCTGTTGAGGCTTGGGGAAACTCCTCTGTTGTGGCTTGGGAAAACTCCTCTGTTGTGGCTCGGGGAAACTCCTCTGTTGTGGCTCGGGAAAACTCCTCTGTTGTGGCTCGGGAAAACTCCTCTGTTGTGGCTCGGGAAAACTCCTCTGTTGTGGCTTGGGAAAACTCTATAACTCGCCTTTATTCAGCCGTGGCAAAAATCGTCTTGTTCGGCTTTTCTGTTTGCTTCAAGATGGAGAACGGGAGTGTTTCAAAGAAATCCAAAACGGCAACCGTTATCACGCCGAAAGCTAAAGAAGGACTTAACGGGTGGCTTGATAACAACGGAATCGAAAGCGCGGATAAGGTCATTCTTTTTAAGAAAGTTTCGCATGATTTTAAGACACAAGAGAACACGCCAAACGAAACGCTTTGGGAAATTGGGAAAACAATCATCCATCCAAAATGGAATCCTAAAGTCCAAGAATGCGGAGAGGGAAAATTTCACGCATGTTCACGGCCTTATTTCTGTGATGAATTTAGAAGTGAAAAAGGTGATCGCTATATTGCCATCGAGATATTCAAACGGGATTTATACGCATGGCCAAAGCCAAGCTACCCGAATAAAATCGCGTTCAAAAAAGGAAAAGTGCTTTTTGAGTGTAACCGATTTGGTAAGGAAATAACGGCGAAGTAAATATGGGTAAAAAACTTCCGTACACACCAAATAGCAGAATCCGATCAGCTTTGAGAATGTTGTTTTTACGTTCAAGAGAGAGGGCGGCGGCCATCAAGCGCGATAAGTACACATGTCAAACGTGCGGTCTTAAACAAAGCAAGGCCAAAGGAAAAGAAGCCAAGGTTGAATGCCACCACAAAGACGGCGTGATGAATTGGGATGAGCTTTTTAATGCCGTTAGACAATACCTTCTTTGTGATCCGTCATTGATGCAGACGCTTTGCGAGAAGTGCCATAAGGATAAAAGATGAAATGCCCCGCTTGCGGAAAGTTGAGGCTTTTCTTTCAGCGGCATCACAAGTTCCACAATGTCGCCTGGGCCAGAAAACTTTACGGAAAGCTCATGGATCACCCGTTGAATATTCAACTCGTCTGCGCTGATTGTAATGTGAGCCATGCGGGAACGGGATTAATCCACTGGGATGAGTACCAATTTTGCGAGGCATTAGGGATTAAGCCAAGGTCTAAGTCGTCTAACGTCGGATTAAATTTTAGGGTGCAGACTGAAATTGTCTGCCGACGCTTGGGGTTTAATAAGAAAAGGAGAGGGAAAGAAGTTTCTGATTGTGTTGTGGTTCTGTCTGGATATGAAACGTCAAAAGGAACGCTTGCAGAGATTAAACGAGCTGAAGAATTAGGAATACCAGTGTTTTACGACATTGAGAAGTTTATTGAAGAGTATACCAAAAAAGATGTTTCCGACTAGCAAACGGCTGGCAAAGGTCACAGGCAAGAAGCAAGTAACTAAGGGGGAGATGTGGGACAGTCAAAAAGAATGAGCTTTGTTGAGTCTTTAACCAATGTTGCAATCGGGTATCTTGTAGCCGTTGGCAGTCAGGTTGTCATATTCCCGTTCTTTGGAATACACATACCGCTTAAAGACAATTTTATGATCGGGGCATGGTTTACGGTCGTTTCAATCGTCAGGAGCTATGCGCTACGGAGGGCGTTTAATAAGCGGGACAAGATTACGCACCACATTGACGTTGACGGAAGATGCTGGAAAGAGGTTGAACGTGCCTAGCGAAATCAAGCTCTATAACATGGACTGCATGGAAGCCATGAAAGAAATGCCGGATAAGGCGTTTGACCTTGCGATTGTTGATGTCCCTTATGGCATTGGGGCTTCAGACTATGTGCGTGGTGGTACGAAACACGGAAATAGCAAGGCTGTTTGCAAGGAGTACGGAAGAAAGGACTGGGACAGCTCATGCCCAGAATCAGAGTACTTTGAACACCTTATACGGGTTACTAAGAATCAAATTTGTTGGGGAGCGAATCACTTTATTAGGATGATTCCGATTAACAGCCCGTGTTGGATTGTTTGGGATAAGGATAACGGAGATAACGGATATGCGGACTGTGAATTAGCTTGGACAAGTTTTCAGACGGCGGTTAGGAAAGTTAAGTATAAGTGGCATGGGATGTTGCAGGAGCATATGGGCAAGCACAAAGAAGAAAGAATCCATCCTACCCAAAAGCCGGTTGGTTTATATGCGTGGGTTTTGAGAAACTACGCCAAGCCTAGCGATAAGATTTTAGACACACACCTTGGCTCCGGCTCAATCGCAATCGCTTGTTGGGACATGGGCTTTGATTTAACTGGCTATGAAATTGACAAGGACTACTTCGAGGCCGCAAAGAAGCGGCTAGAGAACCATCAACGTCAACTAGTAATGTTTTAACCAAACTCTGAGCAAGTAAAGGGGGAGAGATGTGGTCAAAAGGCAAAGGTTACATTGAGCATTTAAGGCCAAAGTTATCAAAGGACGATTTCAAATTAATATTGGCATTGTTTGATATGGCGTATACCGAGGGCAAGCGGGATGAGCTTGAGCATCAGCGAGAAGACATGGAGTGCATATTGTGCGGATTGGGAACGGAAGGTTGAGTCATGAAGAAGAATAAGCGTTGTCCGTTTGGATTTAAACATCATAACGATCTTGGCGGATGCAACTGTGTTAAGGGATATTAGTTAGGAGGCGTTATGGACATGGTTGATTTTGAGAAGCTGGCCCAAGAGATTGTTGGCGAAGGTGAAATAGATTTTATGTGTCCATCCTTGAAATACAGGATTGCCGACTTCGGACGCAAGATGTACACCCAAGGCCAATCTGACGCATTGGAACGGGCGGCGAAGGTGGCTGATAATTGTCGTCATCATAGAGATTGTTGCCATGACGGGTGTTGTGGACAGGCATACATAGCAAACGCCATTAGGCAACTCAAGGAGGATTTGAAGTGAGTAGACCTAAGAGCAAATGTGGGTGCGGTTATTGTCAGTATTATAAAGCGCAAGGTACATTTTACGGTATATGCCTAAGAGGCAATCCAATGAAAAGTTTTGGTCAGGGATGTATTGAATTTATTAGGAGGGCCAAATGAGCCAGATCAACGAGGCAGTTGAACGTGGAATAAACCACGTCAACAAGGCTATTCACGAGAACACATTATCAAGAGTCGGAATTCTTATTGTGCTTGGTGATGTGTTACGGGCCATGAAAGAGCAAGAATCCAAGCCTAGCCAAGAGAAATGCACCTGTGGAGAGAGTGATACAGAGAATTGCTTGATGTGCGATAAGCCTGAATCCAAGCCGGAGCCGAGGAAGTGCTCGAAGCAAAATTGTAACTGTTGCGGGACTGGGTATGAAGGGCACGAGCCTATTGGCTGCGGGTGTGGATTGTTTATTTGTAATTGCAAGCCCTCCCCAAAGGCCGAGTGTGAGAAGCATGACCACACCCAAGAGGTAATTCAAAAAGTAATGGATATGAATAAACATCTAACTGGCCGAGAAATGAATTTGTATTCTCTGGGTATGACAAATACTCTAAGTGTACTCCAAAACAGCCCAAAGGCCGAGAAGGATTACAAGCAACTGTATGAGGATGCGAAGGGGTTGATTAAAGAGGCGATACAGAAGTTAAAACGATTCGAGATACAAAACGAAGATTGGCTCTCCAAAGCCAGAAAGCACTTGGGGGAATAAATGCAATACGAAAAATTAACTTGTAGCAGGGAACTAGCAGAGAAAATGGCACAGCTTGGCATTTGTCAGGATGAGCCGGAATTATATTGGCACCGTGCTTTTGGTGTGGAATGTGGTTTTGGGTGGAAGGTATTCGAAAAGACAGACAGTTATAATCACTCAATACAGGGATTTATCGCCCCCACGCTTCCTCGAATGATGGCGGAGTTGCCGTTTTATTGCGATATATTTCCGTTTGGTGAAGATTCTCTGTCAAAAACAAAAGATATGTGGTGTGTAAAGGCCGCCACAAGGGAGCCAAGTCATTTTTGGGAAGTTACAGCGGAAGACAAGCACCTTCCCAACGCCGTCGCCAAGGCTTTAATCTCTATCAAGGAGGGGGAGAATGGCTCATGAATGTCCATCATGTGGATGTTGTTGTCATTGTTCAGGTGATGTTGATGATTTAGAACTTGGCGTTTATATGGGGTGTAAACATTGTGGAATCGAAGAAGATGATACTGATTGAGAGCCAAAACGAAGGGGGAAAGCGTGACAAGGGATAAGCTATTGACAAAAATGAGTAACGAATACCAAGAGGTCAAAAGCGAAAGCGGCAAAAGATGCGTTGCGGCAAATATGCTCCAAGTCGTCCTCGATCACATAGACGAGGTTGTTGAGTTAACCTATGAGCGTCAATCCAGAGAAAGCCGTGTAATTGTTGGGCTAAAAGAATCCTTCCGAAAGGCGGAGTGAGATGAAAAAGATTTACATGGAGACAACGAAGATGCCAGTCGAGAAGACTGTCGCCGACATCCAGATGATCCTAGGCCGCTATGGGGCCTGCGGCGTCATGACGCAATTCAAAGACGGAGAGGTCGAGGCCGTGTTTTTCAAGGTGCTGTTCCTCGGTAAAGAGGTTCCGTTCAGGTTGCCTTGTCGATGGGAGCCTATCGAGAAGGAATTTAGGTCTAGGGTTAAGAAATGGCCGATAAGCACCAACGAGAATGTTCTGGTCAAAGAGAAAGAAATACGAGATCAGGCCAAGCGCGTGGCCTGGCGCCAGATATTGCGTTGGGTCGAAGCGCAAATGGCGCTTGTTGAGACGGACATGGTAAAAGTCCAGGAAGTGTTTTTGCCGTACATTCAAACGAACATCGAGGGTCAGACGCTATTCGACAAGATTGAAAATAACGGGTTAAAACTCCTGGAAGCAAAGTGAGAATGTATGGACGATCATAAAACGATAGAGGCATGGGCGGTGGAGAAGTCCAAGAATGCTATTTATGTTTGGGCAAGCACCAAAGGAAAAGACGCAGATTTAATTGAATCTGTGGCTCTAGCCCTCATGGACGTTGCGAAGGAATATGAATCCTGTGTTAACGAAAATGAGGATAGATTTTCTTCTATCATTCAGAATTTAGAAGATAGAAACATTGACCTTCAGGCCAAGCTGTCCGATGCACAAGAGTTGATTAAGTGGAATGTTGACCAACATCTTAGATTTAAGCAAGACGCAGAAAATTCACAAGTAAAGATCGAACGGGCGAAGGGGCATTTGGCAGAGTTCAAGCAAAAAGGTAGTCAGTATTCTGATTATGGTCGTGCAAATTTTGCTTCTGAAGCAATCGACGCCGCACTCAACGAACTCAACTCGTAACGCAGAGAGGGGAATGTATGAAAGAGATTAAATTCAGAGTTTGGGATGTTTTCGGAAAGAACATGAGGAAAGTTTCAAAGGTTTGTTTCGGTGACGACGGTTCAGCTTTGACGATATCCGTAGAACCCGAGAAACATGCAAGATTGTTTGAAAGTTTTGTTGATGGAGAGAGCGGAATTTTAATGCAATTTACAGGATTGGCAGACAAGAACGGGAAAGAGATTTATGAGGGGGATATTGTTAAGGACGATAACTCTACCTTCAAAGTCGAGTGGGAGTTTGCTAAATGGCATTTCCAACGGATAAATGGAGCGTATCAATATCCATCTGAGTATTCAACTGCTTCAAGAATGGAAATTATCGGAAACATCTACGAAAATCCAGAGCTTTTAACCGCCTAACGGCATGGAGGATTAAATGGACAATGCGAGAGAGGCGATCATTAAAGAGCTTGGCGAGTTGGTTCAGCAAAGACCATCTGGATATAGCCACAAACTTTCTTATACGATGAAGCGTTGGGAGTTTGAACTTGTTACGGATTATTTTATGGCCCGTGAACGCAAGATGATTGATAGGCTTTATTCGCTTGAATCCAAGCTACTGTCTATTGGGTTGATGCTCAAAGCATATAGGGATAATCGCAAGGTCGGATGGGGAGACTTCGATTGTGACGCCACCATTGACAAAGCTATAAAGGCGGCAAACCTTGGAATCTGAAACCCTAAAAGAACGTAACCGCATCTGCCAATTATTGAAAGATTACCAGATCAACCCGACAATCGCTCAATATGAAGGGTATCGGAGATTGCTGGATAAGGTGATTCAGGAGATACAGAAAGGCTAAACAAGCCGTTTCTGTATAGACATCTCATGTTCTTTTTCTTTTTCTGATTGAAGATTGGAAATTGTCATAGACATGTATATCTTCTGTTCGTCTATAATATTTCTGTCATTCACACTCATATTCTCTTTCATCTGTTATAACCTTACAATTAATTTCCATTGGATTCATTGGACTTTTTGATAGAACTATATCTATAGCCCTTGCTGCTGTATCTGCTTCAATATTATATTCAAATATGACGCTATATATCATACAACCGCCTTTATGCTAACCCAACGATCGTCTGGTCTTTTCATCCTTTGAACTCTATTTACGGTTATTATCAACTCTACTCCACCAAGTGTTGACGGCCTGTAAAGTGCATCGTGAGCGTAAGAGCGTGTCTCGGGTTCATATGATTTAAGATACGATCCTGTTCGTGCAACAATCCTATCGAATGCTTTTATCTTCCAGTTCCCATGTCCTTGGTCACATTTTAGCGCTGGTAGCGTCACGGCACCCGACTTATGGTCATGTCCCATAAGAACTATATCTGCATCAACGAAATATGACGCTGCGTCCTCTAAGGCGTTGAAAGATGACCCTGCCTTGCGACCGCTACTTTTCCCATGATTAACGAATATCTTTACAACATGCGAATATCCGCCAATCTCTAATATAAGAATTATATATCCAGAACAACCCAAGTATGGGGCATGAAGTTCAGATGCTAATGCCATGTCTGATGTAGTACCGTCGTAAAAAGAAAAGAAGTGGTTTCCACCCGCACAGGCTATTGTCCTGTCAATCATGAACGGGACTTCTTTACAGAATGTCTTAACCTCTCTTGCATATTCTCGTTCCCATCTTGTTTTATTTGAATCGTGAAGCCCTGTTTGGATGTAATGATGTCGTTCTGTCGTAGACATGGCCTCAAATATATCGCCTGTTGTTATAAAATATGTATCCTTGTGGCGACAATATTCAGACCATCTTTTTTTATCTCTATCCCAGATGTCTCTTGCGAACGCTGGATTGTTGTAATGAACATCACCTATTGGCACTATTCTGATTGGCTTATTATATTTGACTGGAATATGAACGACTTTGAAGGAAAACAATCCATCTGTTTTCATAAGCCTCCGACAAATATGTTTCTATCAGAATCTATTAACAATAGCGGATATGAAACACGCTGAAATAAGGAATCCCATTGCAGCTTCGCATATCTTCCATGAGAATGAATCTGCTGTATGTTTATAGTTCGACAGCCAGAACAGGGATAGACATACAGGCGGTGTTATAATGGACAACCAAGAGAATCCAAACCATAATGATGCGGCTCCGTATCCCGTGAAGATAGAAGCCCTATACCACCAAGACGCCCTCTCTCCATAACCCATACAAAGAATTGTACATAAAGTTAATGTATACCCAAGTCCCTGCCACCACGAAGTAATGAACATTCCTACGATTCCCAAGCAGATTGGGAGAACATATCGCCTTGCCCATTTGTAGCCCGTTCCACCAAGGGCAAATAAAGCCACAGAAACGGTGATTACGGCTATCTGAAGGTATTCGTTCACCAGAGCCATCCTATCTCAGCAAGAATAGCTGTGCCTGAGCCTACCTTACCGGCACTGATACCTGTATAAAGCCGTCCGGTCTTGTTCTCTTGCTTAGCTTGCTCTACGTTCAGTGTCGCCCCTGGCTGAACGGTTGTGTTATTAACAATAGGGGTTGGCTTCTTGAAGTAATACTGATACGAGCCGTAAAGCACAATGGCTATCAGGATGCCACCCAATGCTGAGAGTCCGAGTTTAAGGTAGTTCATCGGTTCAATGCGATATACTTACCAAGGAATTTAATAACACCCTTTAGGATGTCATCGTCACGGAGCGTTGGGGTCATCTTCACAACGATTGATGCAATAGCAATCGTATACGCAATAACCGTTGTAATATCCTTCCAATGTAACTGAAACCATCCTACGATTGCCATAATGTCCATGAACTACCTCCCTGTTATTTGTTTATTGATTACAACAACTTCCTCTGATAACTCATCTAAAGCCCTAATAGCAGAATTGACATCACCCCTAGCAAGGTTGTCGTGAACCGCCCTAACAAGACCGTTAAACTTAGTTACTGCGTTATGACACTGGAAAGCACGAGAACAATCAATTCCGCATTTCATAATGCCCTCCGTCCTAAAAATTTCTTAATGCATTAATGATGTTTATGATATGATCTCCACCAAGAACTTTGAGACAAGCGAGAGCAGATAATCCGAACATAATTAATAATACAGGACGAGACAGAAATGGTTTTAAATCGTTCACAAAGTTAAGAATATCTTGCTGTCTTTCTATCACGCCGGGAACATTATTTGGCTTGTCGCCATACAACGCTCTCTTAACAGCGGCTAAGTCCTGAACCATACCTGGTTTTCCGTTACCTTCAATCAAGGTTTCGTATTTACATTTATGTTCAGACATATCGACCTCATTCGACGTTGATGTTTTGGCTGTAGTTGGAACAAGAGTCGTCGTCGCAAATCTTGGCGGAAACGATAATGTCCTCATTAATTGGCTCTGCTGTAATTACTACATTCTCTTTTGTAATTGCGTATTCTGACTTGCTAGACGCCATTGACACCAGAACTTCAGGGTCGTTCCTTAGCCTTTTCTCGCTATAGACATCTTTCCATCCGTCATACGTTGGAACGAACCGGACAGACGAAGAAATGCCTTGAGTGTTCTTGAACACCGGCCCGACCGTGTCCATACAAAAGGCGTTACCAATTAATGTTATCGTCAGTAACGATGTCAGAATTAATCCACGCATTTTGATTCTCCGTATTATCTGAAATTGAAGCCTTAATGATCTCCAAGTCTGCCTGTAGTTTCTCATTGTCAGATTTCAACTTTAAGACGGTTAACCTGGCCGAAAGAGCATCTAGCTTCGCTTGCTCAAGCTCATTAATTGATGTTTCGGCGTATGCGAACGATGCCGACATTAAAAAGATTGCTAATATAAACCTATTCATTAAACACCCCCTAGTTACAAGTACATGTCCCATCTGCTGCCACGACTGACGAGCAATACCCAATCGCCGTAGCTGTTTTCCAACAGGTCGCTTTTCCAGATGAACCGCCTGGTAAGCTGACATCCGTAAGAGTGACCGTTGTTCCAGCTATGGATAACGCTGTCCCTGTTCCGAGAGCAGTTGAACCAATCTTGAATTTATCGGAATCCGTTCCGTCCGATCCGACAGTCCATTTCGTTGTTCCGGCGGATTGGAGCTTTACCTGTGGAGAATTTAACGAGCTACTATATGCCTCGATTGGTGGTGTAAAGTTCGCCGTCCATCTGGCGGTGTTGCTTACTCTTGCCTCGTCAATCCACCCATTGAAAAATAAATAATCGCCGCTTCCGTCGTAATACGATCCTACTGACAAAGCGGTTGTTGTATTTCCGACAGCAGAACTAGAACCGCTACCAATGTTGACGCCGTTAAGATATATTGTTCCGTTTGCGCCGTTCTTTATAGCGGCAATATGATATTCTGTATTTATGATTAATGTCGAATTTGCGGTTACAGTTTGTCCTCCGCCGCCGTTCATCATTATGAATTGAAATTGAAGCGTTCCGCCAACATTTGAGTATCGAAGCAAGTACCCGTTATTGAATCCAGAGTCACCCTTCATAAATATGTGCCAGTTATTCCCAACAGCGGGTAGGGCTGGTATACGAATTCTGGCTTCCAGCGTAAAATTACTACTCGGAAATCTTATGGCAGTGCTGTCCGGTATATGAACTGCGCTGTTGCTTCCATTCAACAGTAAAGATGTTGTTCCAAATGCCTTCCATCCATCGTCTAATTGCGCGGACCCTACAAATGTGAGCGACTGCCCTGTTTCCGCCGTATATGATGTTTGAGTGTCCGTGCCGTCAAAGTGCGACACGACAATGGCATTAGCGTCGATCCCTCCGATACCCGCAGGAACGGCGTTAATCGTTGTCGTTGCATTACTATCTCCTAAAACGTCAAATACTGTGGATGGCGTCGTCGTTCCGATCCCAACCCTATTATTCGTCGAATCGACGCTCAAAATGGCGTTTGAATCCTTATCGGAAATATTCCAAACATTTACTCCGTCAACTGCCGGAGCAATCGTTGCATCTTGCCAGTTGATTCCGCCCATGAGGATAGGATTTGAGATATTTACATTATCCCAATTAATAGATGTTGACGCTATCGGAGTCGCTAAAGCGGTCGATTGTGCAGATGTCAGATGGTAATACTCGCCAGTCGTTCCACCCTGTAAAGATGACAAGTCATTATGAACAGTTACTGCGGCTTGATTAAATGTCGACGTCGATACGTTCTCAATAGCATAGGCCGTATTTTCAGACTTCCTGACGATTATGCGACCACAAAGAACATAGAAGTTTGAAATCTGCTCTGGCAACGCCGGTAAAGTTGAAGCCTCGGCCTGAGCCAATGTATAATCGCCAGTGCCAAGGACAATATCAAGCTCGTCCGTTACCATGTTACGGAATACCCAATTCACAGCATGCCGGCCAGCCGTTAGAGTTGCGAGATTTGTTCCGTTATCATATTGAGTATTGTTATATGCAGTTACATCTGCTTCAGTCCAAATGCCAGAATTGTGATACCAAAGGTGGGATGTTACTCCGACACCACCTTGTGCAACGGCATCAAGCGTTTTTCTTGATAAGCCAAACCATGCGAATCCTGAGCCGATATTGACAACACGTGTTCCAGATTCAGAGATTCCAAGACCAGATTCAGGTTCTATTCCAAAACGGCCCCTAATCCTCATCACCCTATCAAAGTTACGGATAGCCGCAGAACGACCAAGGTATTGATAAGAGAGTTGATATTCAATGTTCCCTCCGCTTATATAAACTCTCGCAACAGGTAAGGCATCAGAGTTGTTCAATACATCTCTATCTGTCGTCGCCGCATAAATAGGGCTTCCAGAATTATACGAGACATAAATATAATTTGTGCTGTTATCTGTTACTACTAGTTCTAGATTCTCTGGAACAGTCTTTCTGATAAGCCGTCCATTATCCCACGTTGCATCAGAGCGGATTAAACAGTCAGCCGATGTAATACTTATAGCCGTTCCAGTCGCATCAGAGATTGTCGGGTCTGATAGCATCCCTTCGTTATAATTTATATTCTCGGCATATACATCAGAATCTACGTCAACGAACTTCGATGTATCTGTCAAATATACGGAATCAGTAGCAATAGTCCACCCAGATATATCGTTAACATTCTGAATTACCGTAGGGTCATCCCAATTTAATCCAGAGGATAGCGTAGCCGTCCCATCTCCGTTGTCTGTCAATGAGCCATTGCTAACCTTAAGTTGGTATGGGTAAGTGTCGGTGTTCCCATCTATAGTCCGTATATTAAGGACTGGATTAATAACGCCGTCAGCAAAGCAAAAAGATAAAGCCATCAACGTGATTAAGAGTGCGAATATCGCAATAAGTCCATTCTTCATGTTGTCCACGCCTTAATTATTCTATGAATCCATCTCGTTTTTGATTTGAGCTTGATTAATAGCTTTCTATAAGATAATGTGCTATTATTCTTTTGACTGGAGGATGATATGATTTCAATAATGTTAATCATGTATGGTGCTTTAATTATCATTTCAGCAGGTAAGTGATTACCTTGTGAACTCCGTTGCCTGTCTACCAGCACGATATACGTTCCCGGCTACCCCTGACCCTAGACCTAACATAGCTAACGCCCAACCAACTTTTTTCTGCATGTCAGCCCTTGTCGCCTGATAATCCTCAACAATTCCTTTCTTAATAACAAGGTCATCAACCGTATCTTGGAGTTCTTTCGCTACGTTTATTTTCTTAGCACCAAGGCCCCGTATTGTTGACGTAACGTCACCTATTCCAGATGTTAGTTCGTTTCCTTGCTCAAGTACATTGAGTAACTTCTCTTGTCCGGCCAACAGGTCTTTTTTTGCAGTCGATTCAGCGACCTTCGCAAGCAATGACGAGCCAGCACCTTCCTGATACTCTGAATATGGCTTAAATATACGTCCTAGTTCTTTTCTGGCCTGTGCGATTGGCTTATATTGACCATTCAATGTTCTTAATGCTTCAGCAACTTCAGGGGCAACCTTATTCTCTAAGAAACTTCCATAATGTTCTTTCGTTATCATCCCTACAACATCTTCTGGCATAACACGGCTTCCGCTTTTAAACGCACCAGAAGTTTTCTTCATTGCCTCTCGGAACACAGCATTGACTTCTTTGAATGGAACGACCTCCATTGACTTGTCAATGACGGCCTCTCCGACCTGTTCCTGCATTTGATACTTATTCTTTAGGTCGGATAATTTTTTATACACAGACCCAATATCCAACTGGTGATTCTTCGCATCAGCCTGAATATTATCAATAAGCTCGTTTAACTGTTGCCTATTTACAGGTGCCGAATCATCTGCAAACTGTGCAATCTCATCTAGTCTCTTTCCATATTCAGTAGATGCGTTCCTGAAGAATGATGGTAGCTTTGAATGCACAACAGATGCTTGCTTCTCAGCCTCAGTAAATATCTCATCATCAATGCTTTTCTTAAACGATGCCAACTTGTCTTTTGTCTTAGTTACGGCCTCACCGATATGGTCTGCAAGTCTAGACATTGGGACTTTCATGCCCTCTGCCGTTTTTCCATATAAGTCCCTCATATTTGTCAATGTCTTTCCCATATTGACATAGCTCTTTGCGGCCTGATACAGGGGCGTTTTTGCTATAAGATTACCTGCGACCTTCATTCCAGCACCGACAGGGACAATCATACCAGCACCAGACGCCATCATCTTTTCTTGCTCTGTTAAGTCTTTTCCTTCAAATATATTCGTCCCGCCTTCAACAAGATTAAATGGATTTAATGAACCAGTTGGCTTCCCACCTGTAGATAACTGAGAAACTATCCCCGGAATACCGATAAGAGCTTCGCTTCCAGCCTTTCCTGCTGTTTGCCATGTCTTCGTTGCAGCTGTTCCTATATTTTCACCGGCTCTTGCGGCTGACTGTTTAATTGCTGTAAGATACGGATTCTTTGCCTCACTCTCAAGCCTTGATTGTTCCGCCTTCTGCTTCTCAAGAGCCGCACGACCTTCTTCCTCAGATGAAAACATTCTCTGTGGCTTTTCTGTTCCAATCTTAGAGAAGATGTCATTAAGCTCATCTTCCGTCGGAGGAGTATCGCCTGTAAGCCTAAGTGTTCTTCCTGTATTAGGGTCTGTTACCTTATATGTAGGCATTATTCTACCTCAATCTGGAATCTACCTATTTGCTTTTGCGTTCCGACGCTTTCGGTGTTCGTATTTGTCTCTTTCTCAGGGCTTCCATCTTCAGGAAGATTGACTCCAAAAGCGTCAAGAATCCCTTGTATATCTTCTCGAGACTTGAGATGCTTTATTCCTTCTGGGCTTGCTCCTGCCAGAGCGAACTCTATAAACTGTCTTGTTGCTTCAATCCTTTCTGAGTCTGTCAACCCAGATTGTTCTACAACGTCAATGGCCCCTTGCTGTTCTGATTCAGACAGGTTTCCAACTTCCCCGAAAGCCCTTATCATATTTATAGCCATCGGTCGGATGTTCTTCTGAAGTGCAACTAGCTTAGGGTTATCAGTAAGACCCATCTTTGCGGCGAATGTAGATGCCTTACCTGCAATTCTTTGCTCAAGTGGCGTTCTGTCCCCTGTTGGTAAAGCGTCTTTAAATTGCTTATTAAGTATTGCAAGTCTCTTAACAGCACCCGCCAATTTATCAGATGTCTCTATGTTCTTCCCTATTGCTTTACCCTGTGCTTCCGAATAAGAACGCTCCTTGATCTGGTCAGGTGTCATAACAGCTTTATACGTCTTACTTCCAAACGGTACGCTTGCCTTCTGCTCGACTTCTCCTGTTATCGGATTAAATGCGTACACCCCGACATCTCCGCTCCTGCTAGCTTTCAGAGGACTAAGGCTTGCCTCCCCCTTACTAGATAATGTAGCACCTAGTTCCTTCGCCCTCTCAGCATCGAATGTTGTGACACTCTTCTTTGCAGGCATCGGAATCTTATACGCATCATGTAACTGCTGTAGGAATTTAACTTTCGATTCTTCGTCTGTATCAGGAGCAATATTGAAATTTACCATGCTTCCGTTTTTCTTCCCGAAATCAGAGATAGACTTCATCAATTCATCGGAAGTAAATGGAACATCCTCCTCCTTGACAATGCCGAACTGCTTTAGGAAGTTATGGGCAATCTCTTGTTGCTTTCTTTGTCCCTGTAACGATGACTCTTGCTCTGCCCTGAGCAACATCTTCTTTTCTTCAACAGGGTCTTTATAAGCCTCAAGTCCAGACGCTAATGTTGCTTGAAATTCGCCTGCCATATGTCCTCCGTCAAAGTTTGAACGCACTCATCCCAAGATTGACTGTACTTGTTGGGTCTGTCGCTGTGTTTATGGCCGATGTTCTTTGCCCACGTCCGGCCTGTATCTGTGCGTAGGCATCACCAAGCCTCGCCATCTGTGGTGCTACCTGTGTCGGCAACACACCTAATGCTTGCCCTGCCTGTCTAGCCATAGCATTCTGGCCATACCCTTGCTGTTGATTATAAAGATTTGATATGTTTGCTAGATTTGACGCTCCTGTACTCTGTATTGTATCTGCCATACCTGCCGCTCTAGTTAATGCGTCGGCTCTGTATGCCATCCTGTTCTGTGCGTCCTGAATGGCAAGGTCAACGCCTGCCCTTCCCATGTTCTCGATGTTCAGGCCAGATTGCAAGAGTCCACGCTTCTGCATGGATGCGTTAATATAATCCTCTGCCGCCTGAAGCTGTGGTGCTAATGTGCTTTCATATGTTGCATAAGGATTCTTTAAGTCAGCCATTGTCGTGCTATATAACTCTTTACCAATATCTCCAGTCTGCCGATAATATTGTTCTTCCGGCGAGGCATATCCACTAGGAGCTTCAGCAAGACCCTGCTGATATTGCATAATCTGTTTGATTATATTCCCAAGGTCAAAAGAGCCTTGATACTGCTTGCTCTCGCTATCAGTCATCTTTCCTGCGTCATATGCCTGACCTGTTATATTCTGGATGGACTGCTCCGCACCCTTCCTAGCACCACCGCCTTGGCTCAGATTTATTGCACTATTAACAATGTCACCTAAGAATCCCATAATCTTCTCCCTCTAATTGCCTGATGAAATAAAATATAAAGTTGGAGTCCCAGCGTCTGTTGCAGACCACGTACATTTATAGTAATCATTCTTTCTTACAGGAATGGTTATAGTAGCTCCGCTTCCTTGGTCTACTCCCGACCCATACCGTCCTCTTAGTGTTGTAGGAGGATTTGAACTATCAGAATACATAGCAATTTGCTGTCCTCTTACGGCGGCGGCATCACCAAAACACACAGCAAACCCGTCAGTAGACGCTTGGTATGAGGAACCTACCGTTTTAGAAACCCATGTTCCAAGCCCTACCTGCGCTGGAACGTTAGCAGATGGAATCACTCCAGCTCCAGCAGGTATGCTATCCAACCCAGTAAACGACGTACCGCTTACCTTACTCGCAGTAGTTATTTGTGACAATTTTGAGTCTTCAATACTTCCAGCTAAATCCGCATTTAATATCTGTCCTGTTAAGCTAAGGAAAGAATAGTTTATAGCCGTACCTGCCCAGACGCCTGATGTAATTGTACCTAATTGTGTAATATCGGTATGGGTATGGCTGTTATATTTTGTCTGAATTTCATTATTGTTTGCGTTGTAATACGACGAAGAGATAACATCGTTAGCTACAGCCGGATTTGGAACAGTAATTGAGTTGCTAGGCGTAGCGTAAGCAAAGCTAACCGATAACAGTAATGAAATTATGTATGAAACAATAAGTTTTCTCATATATCTCCTATGAGCCGAAAGCGATTAAGTCGTAAATAAATGTTGTCATGTCGTCGCTAGTATTATGGGCAATAGTTATCGATACGTCATATGCTGTACCATCACTAAGTGCCGACACATCTACAGTTAGGCTTCTCCATGTCGGAGTATCATTATTCGTTGTATTAACTGTTCCGGTCGCAGAACCAACGGACGCCTTTATATAACTTTGAACTCCTCCAGCATAATTCTCCTCGCAATAGAAATACATTGTCACCGTGGAAACACCAGATGACTTTATAAACTTTGTTGTGAATAGACTGCTTGAATATGTCATCGAATCAGTTGTGACTCCAGCGATGTAATGTGCTATCTGAGCCGCACCCGACGCAACAACTGATGGAGCCGCTCCAGTTGTAGTTCCCCCGCCACCATGCCATTGAAACAGAACATTGCTATAGCCACTTGGGGAAACAGTACCCCAACTCGCAGTCGTTCCGTTCGTTGTCAAAAACTTCCCACTATTGGATGTTTGACTTGGAAGTAACGCATCAATCGCCGCTTGAGCAGTTGCCTGCCCCGTTCCACCGTTGGCTATCGGCAAAGCTCCGGCTCCAGATGGGGTTGATGATAAACTTGTCAAAGCCGCTCCGCTGACTTTGCCTGCTGATGTGACGCTTACAATGTCTCCATCAACGATGCTATTCGTCAGATTCAGTTTACTGTACGCTATGGCCGCTGACGTGCTAACATCGGCATTCTTTATCTGTCCCAATAAGTTCAGCTTGCTATAAGATATGCTTGCAGACGGTGATATATTTGTGTCTGTGATAACAGAGGCCGCTATCGTATCAACACCTCCTTGCAAGTATGTGTACAATGCCGTCTCGTTGGTGTTGACCTGAGAAGCCGCAATGACTTGACCTGATTCATATGTATAAGCCCTTGTCGGAGCAGAGGCATAACATATGGCTTGAGCAAATATCGTGGCGTGTAAGGCAAATGTGAGGGCTATTTTTTTCATATTTTCCCTAAATATCCGTTAAATTGATGCCTTTCCATGAATTACCGTTTGGGCTTGAGACATTTATCATCAGGCTGAAAGTCGAGCCGTCTTTATAAAGAATCATATCGCCATAGTTCCCAAGTCTTGAACCGCTAGGATTTACCGTTGTGACATCGAGGCGATTAAGCCTGTTCCTAAGAGTCCTCAAATATTCATACGTTGACTTGTCCTCTATCTTTGGTGGCTCAGGAGTAACGTAGCCCATCGAAAGAAAGCACAAAACTATGACAAGGTAGAATCTTTTCATATACGATCTGTAGGCTCTATAAACGTCTCATACCCAAGAACAGTAAACCCTTCGTTTACTTCATCGTTTGAGAATTTGAACTGGAATATATCGACACCCTTATTTATTTCCTGACGGTCAACAATGAGCCGTTGGCCTGTCCATTTATCTACGTCCCATCTTGCAACGTCCCACAGTGAACCGCTCTGCGATAAGTTGACGACATACTCAGTTCCAGTTGTCTCATAATCGCTCTTGGCCTCAATAACGAGATTGTCTGGATTAGCTGTCTCAGATAAGCAATACGTCTTTAGGAGCCTGATATATTTATCGCCCAAGGCAGAAGCAGAATATCTGAACCACTTTGTCTGATAATATGCACTTATAGCCGATGTGGCGACGTTCCCATCATAATATGATGTCGATGGATATTGATGGATATACCCGTCGTAGTCGCCAAAAACAAGAGCATACTTTCCTGAGCTTGTCTCTGCTACTGTCCATGCACTTGCATTGATTCCATCGAATTTTGTCCAAGCATTATGTGCTGTATCAAACATGAGAACAGTATCGTTAGTTCCGCTACCTGCCTCTGACGCCGCAACGTAGAAATCGTTATCGACATATTTGTATGTGCTAAATCCAAGTCCGAGCATCTTATTGGCTCTTGTAAAGTTCAGGCCACCTATCGTATTCCGTATTTTTTGAGATATGAATTTGACTGTATATGAACCATCGTAAACGGCAAGGTCGCCTTGTGCTGTTGAGAAGTAAATAAGATTATTGACGATTGCGATAGATTGCTGTGATGATGTTCCTATATTGTCTACTGTCTTTTCGAGCTGAAAGCTGTCCCTGTCTGAGCCTGAAAGCCTCCAAATGCTTTTCTCCTTGAATATGTACAGGCTATCGTAACACGACACTAACGCAGTTATTCTTGTGCCATCATTCGTATTGACATCAAAGAAATCCGTAACAGTCCACGTATCAATATATCCGAGATTGCTGAAATACACTCTTGATGGATAGTCATTGTCGCCAGATACAAATAATATGTTCTTATGGAAACTATTTATTGTTCCAACTGGAAGATTTGCGTCGCCGGATAATTGGTAGACGGAACCAGTCGCCGCCCAAGCGAAAGGTTGCTTCTGGACTGTCGCATCAAGCGTGATGATAACTTGGTCATTCGCAACGCTTAATTTTGCGAGGTTTCCATCAGAATATCCGCTAGGAAGAATTCCTGTAACATCGACCCAAGGTGCGTCTGTTAGTTCGGTCGATGAATCATACTGCTTATAGAACGCTTTTGCCTGACCTGAATAATTGGCTGTTCCGAATAGATACTTATTCCCATCACTCTTCTTAAAGAAAATAAGACCTGTTATCGAGCCAGTTGCCGCCTTGTATACAGTAGATGTCGATACCGGAAGTGTCGTATACCCATATCGTTTCTTTATGGCCCCACCAGTATCAAAGACAATATTCTGAATTGCTGTTGCTTCATTATCAGCTATTTCTGACGACGAAACAGAATCGTTCAGCCCTCCCCAATTCTGAAAATACGAATACTTACTCCACATCACTTCGGCATTAGCGGAAGTGGCTGTGAAAAACAACGATATTGATAAGATTAATGCTCTAATCATATTGAACTATACCGTCTATCAAATGAGCTTCGCTCAAGCCCGTCATTAACATTTCCGCCATACTTATCAATTGACTTCTTCTTGTAGATTCTATTTGCGACGAATGAGCCGACCTTTAGCTTCATCATTTCAAGACCGTTTAGGAACATTGCCTCAGCCGTCTGCTGACCTTTCGTAACGTCGCCTTTCTGCAACAACATCATGGACAGCCCACCATAAACAAGAATCCAATCCCAATGCGTCGGCATGTCTGGATTGTCATAATCATTAACGAGAAGGTCTGGAATCCGGTAGTATCTGTAATAGATGATCCTTGATGCGTCAGGTATTTGGTAAAGCTGAACAATTAAGTTGCGAAGCTCTATTTGATAAGTTGTAGCAACGGCTACTGATGTCAGCGTTTCGTATGTCGTTATGCTTGTATCGCTATTGACTGACTTGACTGTGTAGGCGTTACTACCAACGATGATTCTGCTCATTCTTCCAAGACCGTCAACAGATAACCAAGATGTTCCGACTCCTGTTATTGTTGTACCAGAACATGTCACTGTGCCTGTCGAATATACATCTAGCTTTGTTCCAGATAAGACCTGAATAACAGGGTCGCTATACGACTGAGGCGAAGGAATTGCTTTATCAAAATCCCCAGGGGGAACATCAGTAATTGGCATCCTATTCTGTAACTGGATTGCTGTTCTGTTCTTGTCCATGTCAGGAGCAAGCCTGTATTCATCCTTATAAATGGTATATGACGAACCAGTAGAGTCTGTATCGCCTTGGTACGCTTGCTCGAGAACAAGAGTCGTTGTGTTTGTAACTGATGCAATTCTGTAATATGCCGCTTCGTCAGCGTGTCTGAACTTCCGTCCAACCATTGCCGATGTCCACGTTGTCCCAACGCCAGTAACAGTCGTGCTGCCATTAGTGACTATGGCCGTTCCAGTCGTATATGTTGCGACAGTTCGAATTGCTCCCCATTGAAGGTAATACGGCCAATCAAAGTGTTGATATGTTCTGTCCAATGCAATTTGTATAGAGCGATTCTCCAGAACTGTATCTGATGTGACGTTAGATATTTTCCTAATTGCGTATGATATATCTGAGCGTTGCATTATGCCCCCTCCAGAATCCGCAAGTCTGCTGTGCCTGTAGACACAATCCCATAAAGCTCAACTTCTTCTTCCATCTTAATGTCAATGCTAGAACGTGGATAAATAGGAAAACCTGTCTCAACAGTCACGTCGCTTGCACCAATATATACAGGAACAGCCGAATTATTAAATACGACAAGGCTCATCCTTCGGCTTAACGGAGTCTCGGGAATAGGAGTCGCACTCGTAGCTATTGTGACAGCCTGATTCCTAATATTCGCTCGGAATATCAACGAGTAAATGAGCTTCCCGTCAATTACGTCCCTTACGCCTTCGTTTCCAGTAAAGACTTTTCTACTCATTTCTCGCTACCTTTGATAAGTAAAAGTTTTCTGGTAACATCTTGCTCTCTGGAATCGACTTCAATCTCTCTTGCCTTTAGCTTCTTCTCTCTGTCAGAGAATGTGATGACAATAGCCTTATCCTCTTCGACCTTACGAGCGACCTCTTTCTCTCTTACGGATAGCTCTTTCTCTTTATCTGCAATGCGAGTTTCAATGGCCTCAAGCTCTTTAATCTTAGGCTCAATAAGTTTCTGGATTTCTTCGAGGTGCTTTACTTTCGCAAGGACTTCTTCGCCTCGCTTCTTTAGAACTTCCTGTTGCTTGCTGACTTCTGCATTCATGGCCTCTGCGAGGGCTTTAATCTTCTTCGCCTCTTCTTCTTTCTGTCTTGCAGAGTTAAAGGCTGACTTCGCCTCGGAATCTTTTCTTGTGGCTGTCGCCATAAGCTCGTTTGCCGAAGTCCTAATTCTCTCGATAGCGATTCTGTCCTCATTCAACTTCTGCCTGTCCTCAAACAGTCTCGCAACGGCCACTTCCTTCTGCTTTAACTCAGCACTTCGTTTCTCGAATGTTTTGACATTAACATCCAAGGCGTGTTCTTTAGCGTCAAGTTCCTGCTGACGACGCACAAAGTCTTTCTCTTTATTGATGGCTTCCGCTTTCTTCCATTGCTCAAACGCAACCTTCTCTTGGCCTATCCTCTGTTGAGTCTGCATTAGGGCCGCCTGAGCAAGTGAATAATTGTGCTGAATATCTGCAAATTCACGCTTTCTTTGTTCGATTAACTGATTCGTAATTTCAGAAAACTCAAACATGCTCACTTTTGTCTCTTCCTTCAGCTCTTTAGATTTAGCCATAAACCCTTTCTACAGTTTTTCACTTCCCCAGAACCCAATCATCCCAAGCAACGCACATGGGGCAAATTCCATCGGAAATGAACCAAACATTATTACTAAGAAGGCGACCATTGATGAAATATATGAGAAACCAACAACGTTTTCACGTGATAGGTTGAAGTTTCTAAAGGTGTTTAAAACAAGGAATCCAAACAAAACAATGCCAAGAAACCCGATATTAATAATCATCTCGAGATAATCGTTATGAACGAACTCCCACCGCATTCCTGCATATCCATCCTCAATATTTGTGCCTTGCGTAAATGCAAATGTTGCAAATCGACCAGTTCCTTGTCCGAAAGCAGGGTTATCTTTTATCTTCTCGATAGCATATAGCCATGTCGGAGTTCTACCTGTAAGGCCAGACGCAACCTTATTAAAGCTGGGATTAGATGCCACAACTGCGATTAAAATAAGAAGAAGCCCAAAAACGGATAAGACAACCTTAAAGTTCCGAATATTCTTAATAACAAAATAAGCAATCATGCTAAGGAAGAACGCCATTATAGACGTTGACGACTGCGTAAAATAAAGGCAGAGGCAACACACCAATGCTCCGATGGCGTATAATGGCGTTGTAAAGAGGAGGAAGAAGGGGATTGAAAGAGCTAGAAAGTTGCCTAGCATGTTGGGATGGTCGAGGATTGCCGCTACATGGTTAATTTCCCAATTCTTATAATGCGTTATGTTTCTCATCGGGTCAAACCCGACGGCCTGTAAAATACCAAAACACGCACAGAGCGTTGCAGATAGGCATATCGACTTTGCAATTCTAATATATCCAGTCCTATCAAGACTGCTCATGGCACAATAAGAAGCGACGAATGCCAACAGCACGTGGATTGATGCTGACAGGTTCCAGATGTTTAATATACGCTTTCCGTCGATATTAAGCATTGACGGAATGTACCAGTTCATCAGAAAAGAGAACATAAGAACAAGGAACATGGCTCCAAACCACTTGTTCCTGTATGTGAATTTCTGACCGTTAATAAATGACGAGGCGATAATAGCAATGCAGACTAAATCAAAGAAGATAGCTTTTGGCAAACGCATCTGGTCAATAACAGAAACGTCTGGCAAAAATATCCAAGGCATTAGTAAGACTGCTATTACAATGATGTTCGTCATATAAAATAAGTGAGGGCTGATACGCTCAGCCCTCAGAAGCGTTACTTGTGAACGTGAGGCTGTACCCATACCCATTGAGTATCGGTATCAGTCGTGTCAGCAGAAGCCGATAACGTCACGCCAAGAACACCAATGGCTGTGCCATCGGCGGTTGACCTGACTGCCATCTTGCCTGCTGTGTCAGAAGTACCAACAGGGCTACCGGCGGCGATTGCACCGGGAGACGTGCGGAACTTCACTTTGTGAGGCCCACGAATACACACACGGCCTAACGTCCCTGTCGAGATGTCTTCATCAGCAACACCAAAGACATAGACGCTATCTGTCGTCGTTGTATTGCTGATATACGAGCCGAGTCCGTTGTTGGCAACAGTCCCGTTCGTAACATCAAGAACAACAACGTCATTCTCGCTAACAGCAGAATACGCATAAGCAGACACAAAAACCTGCTGGGTCGTATTCTTCCCGTCATAGCCAGAAGCACTATTCTCCGCTCTCACGATACCTGCGAAAGCAAGAACAAAGGCAACTGCTAATATGATTTTAATAGTACGCATTGTCTTATTCTCCTTTCTCATTAATAGGTATCAATGTTCGCAGACACGACGGCCTGACGAGCAAGGTTAGAAGATACGAGGTTTCCGGCCCAATACAGACGAGCCACCAAGGAGTCCTGATCGTTCGGCGTAATCCAGTCACGGAAAGAAAAGTCTCTCTCGCCATGAACCATGAGCTTCAGGTACTTCAGATTCAGGAAGTACGCATGGTCAGCCGGACAGTTGCTATCAAACATAACAGGAACACCATGCCAATAGATGTGTTCAAAGGCAAGGTCGCCATAATTGACTTTCGGGGCGACATTGTTCTGGTTATAGCTGATAGTACCAGTCAGAACTCTGTTAAGGTTAATATAAGCCGCCTGTGTCGTAATGACGATAGACGGAGATTCATCCCCTCGGACAGCGTTATAGAACGCATTGTCGAAGGCCGTACGACCACCTGTGCTAAAGTTCGTGGTCGCTTCCGTCTGGTAGTTTCTCCAGAAGGAATATGTGCTTCTATCCAGACCGCCAGTAACACCAGTCGCAGGCGTATCGGAAATAAGGTTCTGAAGACCTGTAATACCAAGGTCTGTCTCACCATTCGTCGAGAAGATACCATTCGCAGAACCGGCAATGGCGTTCTTCATTGATTCTTCAGCGGCCTCAACAATAGCGGCCATATAATTGACAATGGCCTCTGGGTTGTTGCCAGAGTTCTGAAGCATCTTCGTACCTGTCGCAACAACAGGGACGGTAACTTGTTTGCGTTCATAGATGGCCGTCGTGAATGGGTCTGCCTCGACAGCGTTAAGAACGGTCTGACCATTGTAGAACTGAGCATTGGTCAGCTCTTTAAAGACGGGCAGCATATAGTTATAGCCGCCGTTTTCCATTTCCTTATTGCCCTGTCTGTCAAGAAAATACAGAAGGGGAATCTTGCCGGTGATGTTATCGGCAATTTTTTGGGCCACTTTCGGGTTTGTGATTGACCTGATTGTGTCCCAAGCTACGGTCGTCGAAAGATACGACATTTAGAGCCTCCAGAGTTGGGACTATTTCTTAGCCAACTCTCTGAACAGTTCTTTGAATCCCAACCTCTTAACGTCGAGATTTTCCTTTGAACCAGCAATTCCAGAGCCGTTGGACGAAATAGCGTTGAGTTTTTCTTCACTTATTCTGTTGTTAGGTTTACTTGTCTGTTTTGACAGAATAGCTTGCTCAATTTCCTCAGGCTCGGCAATAGCGTGTAATAGACGACGTACGGTATTGTTTGAGTTCATACCGTGTTTAATAATTTCATCCTTATACTTGCCGACGACATCGACGCCATACTGTTCTTCAAGCTGTTTTATGTCACTTTCAAGCTGTAACTGTCTCTTGTTGGCTATTTCACTTGTTGAAAGCTGATAAAACTTTTCGAGACGGTCAAGTTTTTCCTGAATCTGCTTGATTCCCGTCTCTTCCTCAACGATCGTTCTCATCTGCTTGAGGGCTTCTCTTTGTTCTGCGTCTGCCGCATTATCAATAAGCCTGTCGAGTGTTCTCAAACTCTTTGCCTTATCCGATTCAGCCGGTTTCGCTTTCTTAGAGCTAACATATTCCGAAAGAGTCTTCTGTATCTCCTCTGGCGTCAGGCCGAGGGCTTTAATATCCTCTTCCGTCTTGGCTAAATGGGCGACTCTTTGAAATTTCGGGTTATACCCGTCTTCAAGGAGCTTGGCCTTCTTTGACAACAACTCTTTAATTCGAGGTCTATCCTGCTCTGGAATATCGGACACATCAATGCCCGAAACATATTCACGAACGGGTTCACCAGACTTTGTTTCCGTCGTAGAGCCAGCAGTAGAACTTTCTTTTGTTTCGCTGACAGCAGGCGTATCGGAGGCGGCCTTGCCGGTTTCCCCAACAACCTCTCTCAACGTGGCTTGAATGTTCTTTGCATCATTAGGCATTTATTCTTTCCCTTTCTTGTTACTTCTTACCAAAGAGGCTTGAGCCTGCTTTGACTGCCGAGCCGGAAGCACCGCTTCCCATGTACCGACCAAAAGTAGGATTCGGGGTCGTCAATGTGGAATTTGCACTCCCCATCTTAATCCCGTCCTTTCTTGCGACCGGCTTGCTCGGAGGCGTGAGACGTTCTGCCATTTTACTTACCTCCCTTTGCATTGTTTCTTCATGTGGCTTGCACCTTTGCCGCCACCTTTTTTCATCTTTCCCTTCATAAGCCCTCCTATCTTATTTTTCCAGAATCCCTTAATACTGTTTCTATTACTTTTTTATGTCCTTCGATTCTGCTCTCTTTCGATTCCTGTTTTCTAATCTGCTTTAACTCGCTATGTTTTGGGACTGCTTGGCTAAAATCATCCGTCAATCCGAGCTTCTTTAAGTGCTTTTTCCATTGGCCCTTGCTTGTAATTTGGATTGGCCGTCCCGTTGTGTTCGTATCAATAAAGTTATAAGCCAAATCTTTATTTGTATTTGGAAGAGTAAGTATCTTCCTCGCCATGCCTCCACAAGCTTCGCAAGCTGACTCCCGTCGGTAATTTTCAAACCTGATAAACTCATCAAACCTGTTTCCGCAGTCGCATTCAAAAGTATAGAGCGGCATGATTATACGCCCTCACGTTGTGCAACCGAACCTGACCCCATATTCTGTACTGATTGATAAACGTCTGACTGCTCTGTATTTCCTTGTCTAACCACTTCAGGGTTAGTTGATTTCAAAGGAGGGCGTTTATCGCCCTCTTGGGGGGAGGAGCTATTGCCACCATCGCCACCGCTTGCACCTTGTCTAGGATTCACGCCAAGATACTTGCCATGATCTAGCAGGTGTAAATCCATTGAGCGTGTCGGCTGACCGCCCTTCATATGAACTTCCATGTGAATCTTGTGGTTCTCATTAGGAGTAACGACTTGAGGAACATCGCCATTAAGCAATGCGTTCTCTTGTTCTGCCGCCGCTATCTCTTCATCGTCGTTCGTGATAACAATCCTATCGACATCTCGGCTGAACTTAAATTTCTTGGCTACGATTTTGGCAATCTCGTCAGACTTCAGCCTGTCAGGAGCCACACTTGCAAGAATACTAACAGCATCCAAGAACTGCTTTCTATCAACAGTCTCGTCCTTCGGTGCGGCTGTCGAGCCTGCATCAATCCTAAACTGCAACTCAGCCTGAATGATTCTTCGTCTTTCCTTCGGCTCTTTCGGTAACGTCGGCCACATGCTTTCTGATACTGGCTCTCCGATAATCTCCTCGACTTTCTTCTTATCGTAGAACTGCCACGCAAGCTGACAAAGAACTCTCGCAAGCCGGACTGTGTAATCTTCGACCACATCTACTCGGCTCGACGCCTTTAATTGAAGACCAGACTGAGAAATTTGGGCTTGCGTAGCTGTCCGTTGTCCAGCCATAGGAGCAAACATCATCTGCCCCATATTCGTTCCCATCTGAAGGTCTTTTGTAATCGCTTGCTCGACGGAGAATACTTCTGTTGGCAATGCAGGGCCGGGTGTCATTGTAAACGCGTCTTTGTTAGACACCAGACAGACTTGCAATCCTTCTGTCTCCGTTATCTGTTGCATGTCGTCTTCTGTCACAAGCCCTTTTTGAGCAAGAATGTACGCAGAGGCACGACGACGCCACTTTGTCATCTGTGTTCTGAGATTGGACATCTCGACGATTTGAGGCATTATCGGTTTAAGACAATTTGCAGGATAAGGATTTGAGTCTTGGTCTGTCGGAAGCGATTCATCGAACGAAAGATGAATATACGGGAACCCTTCTATGTCGTAAGGCCACTTGCCTTCAAAATGAGGCAACTCGGAACGCATGGAAAGTGTAAATCTTCTCTGATTCCTTCTGTCCCAAACGTGATAAAGCCTAATGATGTCGCTATCGTCATGTTGGTCTACTTCTCCGGCGAAAGGAACCTTATCTACTGCCTTTCCAGAAGATTGTCTATTCGTCGAAACCCTGTCTGGAGTCAGGTTCTCTTTGTTTTTATACGTTGGATTAGACTTGAAATCAACGACGGCAACATCTTCAAATTCGCATAACCAAGGCATCTTGTCGATAACATGATAGCCTTCTGGCATAATCATGTTCCACGACGGAATCCAAGAGGCAAAGACGCTTTCTTCCTTGATGTAAATATTAAGCTCGCCCTTTTCCTCTGGTGTTAATTCTTTTTTCTCGCCGATATTAAAGACTCCCTTGATAGCGTCTTTCAGGATTTTAACGGCGTTTTTTTCGTTTATGCTATCAATCTCGGCGACATCCTGACCAAGTTGTGCTGTATATCCGACCTTTATCCATCCGGGCGGCATCATAAACGCAGATTTTATAACTCTCTTGTTTTCTTGCTTCAGACCAAGCTCTCGCCAAGAATGGTTAATGACTTCTTCAATCGTCTCGGCAAATCCGCTATACTTTTCGTTTCTTGCTTTTACAAACATGTATGGGTCACGGAAGTAAACAAGGGGAATTAGATTGTCAATGTACCAGTTGCTGAAATTTACATCGACTCGTTCTGGGTCAAGACCAAATCTCTTATCAAAAAAATCGCAGTTGTACAAATCAACTGCGTCACGCCACATTCTATGTTGCTGTTCCTGATATGCCTGTGCCTTGAGGACTCTACTTTTCCAACTTGATATTTCCTCGACGGACATCACCATATCGTTCTCCAGTTAAATAAAAACCCTCTCCTCTGCTCGTCGCAGAAAAGAGGGCATTCCGTTTTTCGGATAATCCCTTGGTAATTATAGTTTAAAGCTCTCTACCTTTTTTACCGTCGAGATGTTTCCTTGAAAAAAGTGCAGCTCAATGCTTCCTGTAAATTTTTCCTTGATGATTCCGCTTAAAAACCTGACCAAAATCTCCATCATCACGAAGTCCTTGAAATTATCTTCTTAAACTTCTTAATTAGATAATAGTCTGATAATTGCTTGTTCGTCAACAAGTGTTTTGTTTTTTTATTTTTATCCATATCGCTATAGAACTTTTCCCAATCATCTGCTGTCATGCCTTGTTTCTTTATGACAGCAACAGCCTTATCACCTTTGACTATCATTTTAGGGTCTTCAAACATCTGGGCCTGACAGTCAATGCAATCATCATGTTCAGCAAACGGGAACTGTAAAAGCTCTAATGTTATTTCCTGAACGAAGTCATGGACTTTTCCATCGTATAGCGACTGGTACGGAAAGGTGTGAGGATAAAGAATGATCCCGGCGTGGTATGGGGCAACGAGCCGCTGTTCTATTCTGTCTACTTTGCTACCTGTTGTTGATTTTGTCTCGTTTATCTGGAAAAATATCTGGGTTTCGATCTGCCTCTTTCTGATAGCCTCCAAGTCGCCGTGCCTCCCTCCGAGGACTTCGTATTTGACCCAAACCAGACGACGAGCGTTTTTAACCATGTTAAACAGCCTGTCAACACGTTGGAACGATGTAAGTTTGTCTCTGATTCCTTCCAGAAGATAATGTTTTCCATCGTTATCGACTCCCCATCTTTCCATGACGGTATAATCGGATTTCTTCTTTTGCGTTGAGGCAGGGTCGCAAACAATATATTCCGCAAGTCCGTCTGGCACATAATCATACTTTGTCACCCATTCCTGTCTGAATTTAGCATCAGCAGGATTGACGGGGTTCAGCATGTATTGTGTTGCGTATTCATACGGCCCGACATCGACCATGATTTGATTCAGACTGTCTATTGTGAAGCGCTCTGGAAAAGCGGGACTCCCTTCGATGACCGCTGGCACATAAGACTCAACCATTCGTCGGGATTTCCTAAGGTCGCAGTATAGGTCATTGAAATGGTATATTGTCCCGATGACGTCTTCTTTCGGATAGCTCGGATTGTCAAAGAGTTGCCTGAGTGAAGCGTAATAGTCCTTGGAAGTCTGGATTTGAGTTTCATTTGTCACGCTGTCCCTTGTTACCAAGTCGTCTATTTTCTGATAATCAAAGTGCAACCCTGTCAAGTTCGTCCCGACACCGGCCACCATCATCGTCGGTTCCTTCTTTGTGACGTATCTTGCAGGCGTTGTGAAGTATTCTGTTGTTCCAAACTCAATCTTCCCGACTGTATTCTCCTGTGGGCAGAACTCCCTGTAGAAATACCTGAAGTCGGCATTGCTGATAAAATGCCCTTTAATGTTCTTTAACAGCTTCTCGGCTACGCTAATGGTATAACTGGTGAGTAATATGCGGATATTTGGATTGTTGACGATGAGATAGGCACTATGGGCTTCTGTTATCAGACTGCTTTTGAAATGTGATCTGGCCCACAACCACAACCTTCTTGAAGAATAATCCCCTAATGTCCTGATTTCGGAGATATTCTCCATTTGTTTCACGTGAAACATCCCTGTATCCCTGTACCCAAGGATGTACACAAACAGGTCAAAATGCTTCTTTCCTGCCTCCTGAATGAATATCCGCCTCGCATCATTGCCTTTTAACTGCTTATAGGAACTCAGCTCCTCGTCATTCAGGAAGTCTTCAACCGTCTTATTCTGCACGACTGTATTTCCTCAAAATCTCTTCTTCCTGAGCGGAAATATTAATCGACCTCATATCAACATTAACATCCGTCTTCGCTAACCATCTTTTCATCAGCAGAATGTCATGCCAATACTTATGCCTCGTCGCATGGTCAGGGACAACCTTCGGCCCATACTTCGTGAATATAGTCATGTCCGCCTTCATCCCCTCCCTCGCTTGCTCTATCACCATCTTCTCAATCTCTTCGCTCTGAGCTATCTTGTTCTTAATTAGCTCTTTGGCTTCCTTCAACTCGTTATTCAACGACCAGACAGGCTTCGACACAACAGCATTCACAATATTGCCTTCTACCTGCTTCTCCGGCGGCTTAACATTCATCTCTTCACCCACCACAACACGGCCAACGCCCCAACAGCATAAACAATATACCCACCTAAACTTATGTCTAATGGCCAATACGTCATGCCTTTACCCTCGGATGACCCTTACACCAATTCCTGTTGCGACAAGCATGACTGCAAAACTTCGCATTAGCTTTCTTCCCAACAACCTCTTTCCCACACTCAACACACTTCATACGGACTCTTCCACCCTCTTCCAGCCCGACTCCCTTAACTTCTTGGCATACTCCACATACATCGACGAGTATTTGTTATTAGCTACCCTCGTCACCCGATACACATTTATCGGCTTCCTGTCCGCACTAACCTTAACCCCATGCCTCGTTATTAATATGTCCATGACTAAATGCTAACAAATTCATAAGCGTTGTCAACCAGAAAATGAGATAAGTGAAAATTTTGTGCGTAGGTGGAGGGGATAGAGATATATACGGGCATGGGGGACAGCGGCCAAGCCCGACCCTTTGAAGGGTACTAATACTAACAGTTATTTATAAGGCAAGCCCGACCGCAAGGGCCAACGCAATGACAACAGATCATCAAGGCCCACTACATATAGGGCATGGCCCAGTCCAGATATGCCTCTCCGTCGAGGCGTAGTTGACAGAACGCAGATTATAGGAAGCAGATTACGCAAGTGCAATATATTCAACAGTTTGTGACAACGCAAATGTCTGAAATAACGGAAAATGAGCGGAATGCCGTATCTTGTCATTAGAGGCCCAAGGCGACACGATAGCCAATTACCCATATAAGATGCCGTCTTTATTGGGGAAGAGTCTCTAATGGCATCCTAAAGAAAGTACGGCCTATCTATATATGATGTCTAAATATAATCTTATCTTTTATAGATTTAATTATCATATGTAAGTAAATAGGTAATTAGGTATGTATGTAGATATGTATGTATGTATATTTAGCATGATTGGGCATACTCACGCATTGCTCATGCATTGCTTCCGCATAATTATTCAAATATCTTCTCTTTGTCGTCGGAGAAAAAAGATTTTTTTGTGATGTTAATTAATTCCTCGACGGTGATTATTAACTATCCTAGCATATCTCGACGGGATAATGGCTATTGACAAGCCCATATATGTGCTATACTAGCATCAAGAGTTTAGGCTAACGGATAACAGAAAGGCGGTGAGTATGAAGCTATACGCACAATTAAGAAAAGACCTTAGGGATAAAGTTATCGGAGCACCTATAGAGGGAAACAGATTTATATTTGACGGGTCTTTAAGACGGTCAAAGTGGGTTGGTGATGTTTTCCTTGTCTGGTATAACGGCGATTATCAACGGGCGAATAGTATTGACTTCGATCATATAACCAAATAACAAGGGGGCGGAAGATGGCGAAACTGACCAAAAAACAAGAGAGAGACGAAAGAATATTGAGAAACGGCTTTAGACTTCAGAGGACGTTCAACGTAACAAATCTAGGGCCGTTGGCATTAACAAAAGCGGTTCACCGTATCGAAACAGCCATGCACCGAGTGGCCGAAGATTACTGCAACGGGATTATTACCGAAGAACAGAGCGACAAGAAAGAACAGTCTGCCATAAAGCGTCTTGATGCTCTTCTCAACTTCAAGGCCCAAGGCATACCAGTATTTATCAATGCCGACACAAGAGGATATGCCTTGAAGATCAGCGATGCGTGGATGATTGGACACCCAGAATGTGACCTAGAAAGAGACTGGGGCGGGTATGGAATACTGGCCCCGGAGATTAACTAACCCACGAAAGGACGGGAAACTATGGAAAAAGATAAAAAGATTGGCTTTTGTGAGGCAATGGACATGGCGAAGGCCTGAATCAGAGCGACCTTCAAGGGTGCATTCAGACCGTTATCATGGATGCTATTAAATACGGAAAGGAAACAATACAATGACGCCAACAGTATTGTTAATGGCAATCATGCTAGTAGGCGAAGCGGGTGGCGACTGTACAAAGGCCGAACTAAAACAAGATAAATGCGAAAGCATGGCTCTGGTGGCCTCTGTAGCGTTAAACAGGGCTAAGGCATGGCATGAGACGCCTAGACAAGCAATCGTTCGTCCTAGGGCCTTTTACGGCTTAAAGAATGGCCTTTATGACAAGGCCGACACTCAATTAAAGCAAATAGCATTAAAAATTAGTAAAGAAGCACTAGAAAATAAGATAAAGGATAAGACAGGCGGGGCGTTATATTTCATCAACCCAAAGCATGAAAATCCGTTCAAATGGTGTAAAATAAAGACATATCAATATAAGAATCATGTATTTTATAAATAAAAATAATAAAGGGGGAGGAAATGGAGAAAAGAAAGAATAGAATCAAGCTAACGTATAAAATTGTCTCGATTATCAAGAGTGAAATTGAGTTTGCTTTACGCAGAAAGATGTCTAACGGCGAAGCATTGGCCATAGCGACTCTCTGCGCATCCATAGGGATTGTCCATTTTATCCAGAATAACTACAGGCGGAGGGTCTATAAATGAACGTATTCGACGCCAAGACACTTTTTGATGAGGTAAAGAAGGTTTCCTATTCACCGAACAGATGGGAAAAGAAGTTCCTGAAAAGCATATCTGAACAGTTGGGCCAAGGAATAAAACTAAGCGAAAAACAGGGCAAATGCCTTGAAGCAATCTATTGCAAGGCGACAATCAACAAGGGGGCATGATGAAAGCAAAAAGAAGCTACATTCAACAGAACATCAGTATGAAAGAGGCGGAACAGGCAGAATTGGCCAAGCTCATGGAAAACGGGTGGCAAGCCGTAAATATTCTAAGGCTTGGAATCCTACAGGCCAAGAAAGAGCCGGAACCAAGGAAGATTGATATTTTTGAGGTCGGAAAAGATGAAAAGTAACGACCCCTTACTTGAAAGCTTTATTGAAAAGGTGTGTCGCATGGAAATGACGGCGAAACAAGCTATTGAAGAGTATTTCACAATGAAAGACAGGGATAAAAGTCAATCATTTCTGAAAAATATCCATTGAAACAAAACAAAAGTGTTGACAACGAAAGTAGATTTTTGTAGTATCTGTGCATCTCAGGGGATGAGCAAATGAATAAAAATTCGGGGAAAAAGTCGGTTGGTATTAATAAAAGGTTCACGTCGGAAGGTGTGAGCCTTTTTTATTTGCCCCGTTGGGAATCCCCTGCTGGTTCGTCCCCCGATGTTTCCAGCATCCCAACGGGGTTTTATTTTTTGAGGTGTTTCTAAATGAAGGACGCAAGATTTTTCCCACATGACAGCAACGCAAGCAATGACCCGAAAATCGTCTGTTTAATCAATAAATACGGGTTCGAGGCATATGGGCGATACTGGAATCTGATTGAAACCTTGCGGAATTGTGACGAATACTGCCTTTGCGTCGAATCTTTTGTTATGGAAGCATTGTCCTGTCAAATGAAGATGAAGAACGCACAAGAGGCTTCCGATTTTATTGAGTACCTTAAAACAATCCAATTACTAGCAGGGGATGGGAGCAAGATATTTTCACCGGCACTAAATAAAAAAATGCAACAGTATGATGAGAAGAGGGCTGAAAGAAGCGAACACGCACGAACGGCGGCAACAAAAAGATGGTCAAAATACGCAACACAGACACCAGAGAGCAAAGACGAAACAATAAAGAATTTGATTGAGGCATGGAACGGTCTGGCAACGCTTAAGCCGAAATTTAAGAAGGTTGAAAAACTTTCACGACAACTAAGTGACGCAATATTTAACAGGCTGAACGATGCAACTTTTGCAAGGAACATAAGTCAGATCATTTTATACCTTGTTAATAATGAAGTCCCGATTGAATACACCTTTGAAGATGTATGCACGTCTGAGGCAAAGTTCAATTCAATAATGGAGCTAATGCAATGACAAGAGAAGAGATATTGGCAGGAAACAGGAAGGAATTTATTGGCGGTAGCGATATTGCGTCAATTCTTGGGGTCGGATGGAGAACGCCTCTGCAAGTTTGGGCCGAAAAGACAGGTCTTATTGAGCCGAAAGACATATCAAACGTCGAGGCCGTACAGCTTGGAGTCGAGCTTGAGGATTTTATAGCTCATAAGTTTGAGAAGGCAACTGGAAAGAAGGTCAGACGACTGCCAGACGGATTCAGATATACGCATAAAAAATATCCATTCATGCGTTGTCAGATTGACAGGATTATTGAGGGCAAAGACGAGAATCTAGAGTGCAAGAACGTCGGCGAATACCGCAAGGACGAGTGGAAGAATGACGAAATGCCTCAAGAAGTTATTTGTCAGGTTCAATGGGGTCTGATGATAACTGGCAGAGAGATTGGGAATGCAAGTGCATTAATCGGTGGAAACAAGCATAGGTTCCGCTCGGATATTAAAGCCGATAAAGAATTGCACTCTTTGATGGAAGATAGAGCTGTTGATTTCTGGGAAAATTATGTTCTTAAAGGCGTTGCACCAGTCGCAACGTCAGACGACGGAGAGACGCTTTTATCATTATATCCGAAAGAGAAGTCCGAAGAATATCTAGAGGACGAATCAGACATTGATGAGGTTGCAGCGTTACGGCAAGAGCTTGATATGCACATCAAGCAAATGACGGAGCAAAAGAAAGAGATTGAGAACAAGTTGAAGCTCAAAATTGGCGACAAGATGGGGATCAGGTCTAAGAAATATTTTGTTACTTGGAGAGAACAGGCTTGCAACGGAACATACGATAAGGACGCAATGATTAAAGATGGCGTATTTACGAAATACTATAAAGCCGGACAGACAAGAGTTTTAAGAATAACGAAAAACAAGGGGGAATAACATGGCAAACATTGAACAGGTTAAGAACCAAGCGAAATCTACGCAACTTGTAACCGTTAATGATTATCTTAACAAGAATAAAGACTTAATCACAAGGGCGTTATCAAAGACAATCAGCCCTGAGAGGTTTCTTGCCGTTGTGAACATCGTCATGCAATCACCTGCTTTACAGGGATGCACACAAAACAGTCTTGTTGCCGCAGTTTTGCAGACAGTCCAAATTGGATTGACTCCGGGGAATATTTCTCACGTGTATTATGTGCCTTTCACAAACAAGGGCGTTAAAGAAGTCCAGATGATCGTCGGCTTTAAAGGTCTTGTCGAACTTGTCAACAGGTCTAAAGAAGCGACCGTGTTAAATGCTGAATGTGTATTTGAGCGTGACCAGTTCCAGTATGAGAAAGGATTGAATCCGATATTACGCCATGTTCCAGCCGAAGGAAACAGGGGCGCGTTTCGTGGTGTATACGCAATAGCCAAGAATATGTTGGCGAATGAGAAAGTGTTTGTGTATCTGGACAGAGAAGAGGTTGAGAAGGTAAAAAGAGCAAGCAAGGCCGGAAGTAGCGATTACAGCCCTTGGAAACAATGGTTTGAAGAAATGGCTAAGAAAACGGCTGTGAAGAGGCTTTGCAAATTGCTTCCTTTGTCCATCGAGATACAAGAGAAGATAGCGACAGACGAGACAGTTAAGGTCAGTCTTTCTCCAAAGATGACAGAAACGCCTGACAAAGCTGACAGGAACGCAACGGATGCCGAAGTCGTGAAAGAAGAAAACACAAAGACAGCGGAGCCTCAGCAGACAGAACAGCCTGAGCATACACAGACAGAAGAAAAGGAGGAAGGAAAACGACTTATTGATGTTCCCGTCGGAGAATCAATATCAGAGATTGATTTCTTAGTCAATGGAGTTGAGTTTAAATCGAATGTCGGTAAGAACGGCATGAGCTACGTTCACGTTGAGGACACGCAAGGTCAGGAGTATTACATTCAGAAATGGGGTGCAATCTCTGAGAATATCGAAGGCGAAATATGCACTTTCTTGCTAGTTAAGGTCGGAGAGTATCAGGGGAAACGTCAATATTTAGCCGACAAGATAATCGTCAAGGGGAAATAAAATGTCATCCAAAGAGTCTAATCTTATTGGCTGTTTCGAAATGTATGGGGCACTTATTAGGTTGTGCATTCTTGACTTCGTTATATTGCACAAGAAGGCATTACAGGCAGAAAGGCACATGAGTAAGGCGAGATATAAGGACAGGAAGAACCATTGCTCAAGAACGCATAGGCTCGAGATAAGGCTTTCAAATTACTACTCCGCAAGAGATTTCTTGTTTGGAGGAGGGCTTGATGATGCGATAGAGAGGTTCGGGCTTCCTATCAACGCAAGTTATATCAGAAGAATAACAAAGGAGTTGGCAGAAAATGGGGCCGTTGACAACAGGGGACGACGGATCGCTTTAGAAATGTTCATTAACAATGGGGGACGACATGATAACGCAAACAAAGAGAATATTGGAACATCTGCAACTTGGTAAATCAATAACTCCGCTCGAAGCTCTCCATTTATTCGGCACGTTTAGGTTAAGTGCCATAATATACAACTTGCGACAAGACGGTTACGAGATCCGTACTGATACTGTTGAATCCTTCGACAAGAAATATGCAAGATATTCTCTTGTCGTGGACAATAACAAATAATAAACAACAAAAAAAGGGGGGGACGTATGCCGTTTATTGATGGTGTTATCTGCGAGGACATGGAAAGAGACTTTGAGATTGTTTGGAATGAGACTTTTGAAGTCTGCGAGGTGCTATGATGCCGCCCAAGGACTACTACGAAGAAGATTCTGAGAAGATACAGGACGGACTCAGGGACAATGCGTTTACTGTGATTATCAGTATTGTTTTAGCCGTTCTGGTCGTTATCCTTGCGTTTTGGGCATCAGGCCAGACAGGAGGTTAATATGTGTATTCCACGTTCAGGCAACCACTTAGTTGACAGGCATGAGGATGAGGACGTTGAGGACGAGCCACGATGCGGTGACTGTGGCTATGTTGTTTGTCGATGTGACGATATGTACGAATTGAGTAGGGATGAATGAATTATTGCTATGCGGAGATAGTTTAATGGTAGATAAAACAGGGGGATAAGGTGAAAGAAATCAGGGTTAGCACACAGGAAGAATTTGACAAGATTAAGAGAGTTGAAAAAGACGAGTATTTAATCGTTGAATCAAGTTTAAGGCTTAATTGCAAGCTAGAGGTGTTTGGAAAACTTTTGTTTAAGTTCGCGGTTGATTGTAGTTTTTATGACGGGCGTTATGTTGTGACTTGGGAAAACTCCTCTGTTGTGGCTTTGGGAAACTCCTCTGTTGAGGCTTTGGAAAACTCCTCTGTTGTGGCTCGGGAAAACTCCTCTGTTGTGGCTCGGGGA